ACAGTGTGGCATTGTGTATGATGCAATAGACCTGATGCGGCAATTATATGACCCCAAAGACTTCGACACCAAGCGAAATCAACGTTTTATTTTAAATAAGGCAACGAATACGAAGATATTCAAGATGTCCGACAGGACGAAGAACAAAGAGGGTCGAAATATTGATTTTGCTATCGTGGATGAGACGCATGAGATGAAAGAAAATATCATCGGTAAATCAATCGAACAGTCGCAGTCATTAAAAGATAATCCGAAGTTTATCAATATTACTACGGAGGGATTTATTGTTGACGGATATCTCGACGATGAATTAAAAAAAGCCCGCCGAGTCATTGCAAAAGAGGATGACGGTGTGGCAGCAGAAAGACTCCTGCCATGGTTGTACACCCAAGATTCTGAACAGGAAGTCTGGGACGGCAACCGAAAGAACCGGCTGTGGGAAAAATCGAATCCTACGCTGGGAATAGTTAAGAAATGGGAGTACTTAGAAGAACAAGTAGATACCGCAAAAAGTTCGAAAGCGGACCGCATTTTCGTATTGTCAAAGGATTTTAATATCAAACAAAACGGCACAGAAGCATGGTTGAACTTAGAAGATTATTCCTACGAAGCGGCATTTGAGGGTGCTAAGTGTCTCGGAGCGGTTGACTTATCGGAGACCACGGACTTATCGGCGGCTAAAATTCTTCTCATGAGACCGGGAGACCCAGTTAAGTACATATATCAACATTATTTCATTCCGGAATCAAAATTAGAGGATTCAGATGATTGGAATGCCGGAGCAAGATATAAAGAGTGGGCGAAAGACGGGCTGCTCACAGTCACGGAAGGAAATGACATTGATCTGGCAGTTGTAGCCGATTGGTTTTATAGCCTGTATACCAACTACAATATCCGACTTTGGAAATGTGGATATGACCAGCGGTTTGCAAAAGATTGGCTTACCCGCATGGACTTCTACGGCTGGCAGAGAACCGGCGGGGACGATTCAGATTTAGTTATGATCTTGCAGAACGCACAGACGTTATCTAATGCGATGAAGCTCTGCGAAGCAGATTTTAAACATCAGTTAATTAATTATAACAATAATATTGTAGACAAATGGTGTCTGGGAAATGCAGGAATTAAAGTGGATGACCACGGACAATGTTTGTGTATTAAACAAGAAACTCCGAAGCGAATTGATGGAGCGGTATGTCTGATTATTTTATATGAAATGTACAGGCGCTACCGTACAGAATTTAAAGCCATGATTGAGAGGTGATAGTGTGGGATGGCTTGATAAATTAAAACGAAAATCACCAAAAAAGCAGAAATGGGCGCAGATGCTCAATGGTTACACACCTATCTTCTCCCAATTTGGTACGAATATTTATGCGTCTGATGTAGTTCAGCAAGCGGTCAAGTGTATTGTAGATGAAATGAAGAAACTCAACCCTACACATATCCGGTATAACAGAAATGACCCCGTGCCGGTAAGTGGTACGATACAAACATTGTTAAATGACCCGAATCCGGTAATGACAACGAGTGAGTTTTTAGAAAAAATCACATGGTTGTTACTCTTAAACTATAACGCTTTTATTTTACCGACATATTACATTTATACGAATAAAGACGGGACACAGGTAAGGGTATATGACGGTCTTTATCCTTTGAAACCTACTTTTGTAGAGTTTATTGAGGATGAATCAAATCGGTTATATGTGAAGATGCGATTCGAGAATAACTTTGAAACAACGATACCTTACAGTGATCTGATTCACATTAAATATAACTATTCTGTTAATGAGTATATGGGAGGAGATGTATCCGGTCAGCCGGATCATAAACCTGTATTAGACACTTTACAGTTGAATCAAACGCTCCTTGAAGGTGTTGCCAAAGCGATGAAAGCCTCTTATGCAGTTAACGGCGTTGTAAAATACAACACGATGCTTGATGATGGTAAAACAGAGGCGGCTATGCAGGAATTAGAAACAAAACTGAGAAATTCGGAGAGTGGCTTTTTGCCTCTTGATTTAAAATCTGAATTTACGCCGTTAGAGAGATCAACGCAGTTAGTTGATGAAGCCACCTTGAAGTTTATTGATGAAAAAATCTTAAGAAACTGGGGTGTGCCACTTTCAATTCTGACAGGAGATTATACAAAAGAACAATATGCTGCATTCTATCAGAAAACACTTGAACCGCTTATTATATCTATCTCGCAGGCGTTTACAAAGAAACTGTTCACAAGACGTGAAAGAGCGTTTGGCAACGAGATAAGGTTATATCCGAAAGACCTCATTTTCATGACGGTAGACCAGACACTTGAAATGGTGAATATGCTTAGCAATACCGGTTCAATTTATGAGAATGAAAAGAGGGTGGCATTTGGATTACAGCCACTGCCCGAATTGGAAGGTAAGAGGTACATGAGTTTGAATTGGGTTGACGTTGATATTGCAAATCAATACCAGATGAATAACAAGACAGGCAAAGGTTCCTCGAATGATGGCGGAGGTGAAAATAAAAATGAAGAATAAAGAGTTAGAACGGCGTTCCTACAATTTTGAAGTCCGGGCAGAAGAAACAGAAGCCGGAAATATCATCACCGGACGGCCGATTGTTTATAATAGTCGTACAGATTTAGGCTGGTTCGATGAAATTATAGAACCGGGAGCTTTAAATAATACGGATTTAACGGATGTTCGATTTTTAGTAAATCATGATACAAGTAAAATTCCGTTGGCACGCTCAAGGCGAAATACAGCAAACAGCACAATGCAGCTTACAACGGATAATGATGGCCTTGGAATCCGGGTAACACTGGATGCCGAAAATAATTCCGAAGCCAGAGCTTTGTATAGTGCTGTACAGCGTGGCGATATATCTGGTATGAGTTTCATGTTCGGAATCCGGGACGAGGAGTGGGAGAACTTAGATTCCGACCACCCAACCCGCCACATCAAAGATATTAGTACAGTCGTGGAAGTAAGTGCGGTAACATTTCCAGCTTACGAAAACACTGAGATAAATGCACGCTGCAAGGGGGCGTTGGACAATGCCCGGTCTGCGCTGGACAGTGCAAGACAGCACCGTGGTACGTCGGCGGACACTGACAATGAATTAGCACTATTGAAAGCAAAAACTGAGATCTTAGGAGGTTTTTAAGATGGGTAGAAAAGCAATTTTAGAGAAGCGTTTACAGCGTTTACAGGCAAAAAAGCAGAAATTAAAAGAAAGAGCGTTAGCGTCACAGGATGCGGCAGAAGTAAGAAGTATCAACGAACAGTTAGAGGACGTAAACGCGGAAATCGGAGAAACAGAAGAAGAAATCAGAGCGATTGACGGAGAAGGTGGAGAACCGGCCCCATTTAATGACCCGGACGACCCGGTAAATGACCCGGCAGCCGCCCCACAGCAGAGAGGCTTAGCACCAGTACCGGGCGCAGGTGACCCGGTAGGAACGACCGTGGTTCGAGGTGCTTATGGTCAGCACACAAACATGAACAACCAGCCTGACAATAACGACCCTTACGGAACTATTGAGTATCGTACAGCGTTTAAGAATTATGTGCAGCGTGGAACACCTATTCCAGCCGAACTGATTCAGAGAGCAGGAGGCGATCCCGGCCCAACCGTTGCCGCTGACTTAGGGATGATTATTCCGACAACCATCATGAATGAATTTATCAAGAAAGTATCTAAGGTATACGGTCAGTTATATTCTAAGGTGCGTAAGTTAAACATTCAGGGCGGTGTGAAGTTCCCTATTTCCGACTTAAAGGCTAACTTTAAGTGGATTACAGAAACAACCGTTTCTACTAGACAGAAGGCTGGAGACATTAAAGAATACATTGAATTTTCTTATAACATCGGTGAGATTCGTGTATCACAGACATTGCTTTCACAGGTCGTTACACTTTCCCTCTTTGAGGAAGAAATCGTAAGAATTATGACGGAGGCATATGTTGAGGCAATGGATAAAGGTATTATTGCCGGAACAGGTCAGGGACAGATGCTTGGTATTCTCAAAGACACTCGTGTAACAAGTCAGAAAGGCCATATCATTGAGTTTACAGATGCCGAATTTTCCGACTGGGAAAAATGGAGAAAGAAACTCTTTGCAATCATCCCACTTTCAAAACGTGGACAGGGTGAATTTATTTTCACAGCCGGAACGGTTGAAAGTAATCTCTTAACCATGAAGGACGCAAATAATAGACCTGTATTCCGTGAAGCAACAGACTTAAACGTGGGCGAGTCCGCTACTTCTGGCAGATTTTACGGCCGTGAGGTAACAATGGTAGAGCCTGACATTGTCGCAGACTTTGACAGTGCAAATACTGGCGACGTTGTAGGTGTTTACTGGATTCCTAACGACTACGCAATCAATACGAACCTTGCGTTCGGTATGAAGCGTTATTTTGACGAGGAAAAGAACGAATGGGTAAACAAAGGCCTTACTATCGTGGATGGTAAGATTGTAGACCCACAGGGATGCTATATCATCAAAAAGAAATAATGAGGTGATTATATGATTATTGACACAACGGTAAAAGCCTTAAAGAATCTGTGTGCCGTCCTTTTAGGGGACGGCAGCACATGGGAGGATATTCCGGGAACAACTATCCCGGAAGTTATCAACCAAATTGCGATTGCTAAAGGCGGTGAGGACCCTTCCGGCGAACTTGGTACACTGACAGTTTCGACCGTACCGGGTACTACTTCCGGCAAAACAAAAGTAACCGTATCTG